GTTAATGATGAAGGAGAAAAAGAAATATCGTTAATAACAAAGTAATTTTATGAAAAAAAATTGGGTTGTATTGTTTTCTCAGACGGGTTCTGAAATTTATAAAATTTCAGAACATCTAAATCGGGTTCCAGATATTATTATAACTAATAAAAGTAAAGATAAGATTTTAGAGATTAACCCCAATTTATTTGATGAGTATATAGATAGATTTGTTTGGCTACCAAACAAACCAACAATAACCGAATATATTAATGCTATACCGTCAAACTCTTTAGTAACACTTCATGGTTGGTTAAGAATAGTTCCTCCTGAAATTTGTGACATGTATGAAATTTATAATCTTCATCCTGCACCAATACACCTAGAAGGATATGACAAATATAAAGGAAAAGACCCTCAAGTTCGAATATTTGAAGATAAAGCAAAATATACCGGTAATGTTATTCATGAGTGTATTGCGGAATTAGATGCTGGAAAAATATTAGCTAAAAATGAATTTGAAGTAGAAGGATTTGATTTAGATATGGTTTTTAAATTGACTCATTCAAAAGCTACAGAACTTTGGTGTAGCTTTTTGGAAAATAGAGTATAATATTGAAAGTTATGAGAGTTTCATTTACAGGTGCTCAGAGTACTGGTAAGACAACATTACTGAATAATTGTAAAGAAATCTACAAAGACTATAAATTTGTAGATGAAGTAACTCGTTATGTTCGTCGGACATATGATGTAAAGATTAATGAGATTGGTGGTACTGAAACTCAGTTGTATATTTTAGCTGAACATATTAAGAATCATCTTAAGCTGGATGAAAACTTGATGCTTGATCGTTGTATCTTAGACGGTTACGTCTATACAAAGTATCAGGTTATTAATGGAAAAGTATCTGAACAGGTATTACATGCTTTTAATGGGGTGTTTAGTGTTTTAATTGATAAACTTGATTATATCTTTTATACTGATCCGTCGGATGTAAAATTGGTTGATGACGGAGAACGTTCTGTAGATTATAAGTTTAGAGATGATATAATTGATCTTTTTGAAGATCTGATTACATATAAGATGTCTCCTAAGAACAGAGAGAAAGTTATTAGACTGAAAGGTTCTGTTGAAAAGAGAATGCAAACAATAGAAAAATATTTAAAATGAGTACTACAAACCTAAACGATATCGCATCTAAGTCTCTTGGATCTTCAGCTTCGTATGCTGTTTATACTGATCGCCATGACGCTTCACTTCTTAACCCGATGCCGAGAAAATTAGCTCGAGAAGGCTGGGGAATTAAAGGAGATGAATTTGTTGGTTATGATACCTGGCATTGTCATGAAGCTACTTTCCTTCTCAATAACGGTGCACCTATTGCTGGCACATTAAAATACACTTATTCATCTGACTCACTGTATATGGTAGAGTCAAAATCTGCTAAACTCTACCTCAATACCTTCGATATGTGCAGGATGGGCGAATCAGTAGAAGCAGCTATCGAAAATTACGAACTTCAAGTTAAAACAGATCTTGAAAAAGCTTTAGAGACCGAAGTTGATGTTAAGTTTTTTAAGTCAGGAGAAGATGAAAATGGCATCTTCCCGATGTCGGGTTATCTCGATCTTCAAACCTTTTTGGGTAGAGATATTGAAGACTTAGAAATTACCGATTATAACGCTGAACATAATCATCTCGAATTTGAAAAAGTAAACTACCCTGGTTTTGGTTTTAGTGGGAAAGATGAAAAAGCACTTTACGCAAACAAATTCTTTACAAACGCTCTGAGATCTCGTTGCCGTCATACAAAGCAAAAAGATACAGGAGCTGCTTATATTTTTATTAACACGTTTGATTCTGTTGTTAAGCCTTGTTCTCTTTATAAACAAATTGTTTCATTAAGAGAGGTTAATGAGTTTCATGAGTTTTGTGCTGAAAAACTTTATACAGAAATTATGAAGTGCCCAGAAGTAAAATCTTGTGCAGTAACTTTACTCTATTCCCGTAGAGGTTCGCTTGATATTAATCCTTGCCGAGCAACTTCTTTCGATATGTTACCACCTGCATTGTATAACACAAAATATTATACAAAAAAAGCAATGGGTCAGTAGATTTTTAAAATTTATAGATTTAATATATTTTATGAGCAATACAGAAAATAAAACAGTAGTATTCTTCGACACAGTCGGTAGAACAATTCTTGGCGAAAAAATTGAAGCAGAAACAACCGATAAGGTTCTTGCTATTAAGAACCCTGCTGTTGTTCACATTATGCCCAATCAGCAAACCGGACAACTTCAGCTTCAAATTCTCCCTTTATTCTTTAAAGAATTCTTAGCTGAAAAAGATGCTGGAACAACTTGGAAATATAACAGAGAAAATATTACTGAAGCTGTTGACGTTACTTTCGATTTCAAACTCGAAGCACAATACCGTCAGATCTTCTCTGCTACACCAGCAGCTCCTGCTCCTCAGCAACCACAAGGTTCGCCTGATGTTGTGAAACTTTTTGACGAATAAGTTGCATTCCTATAAAGGTCATTCACAATAGAGGTATGGCTAAAAAAGACGACCCTCTCGCTAATCTTAAAGATATCTTTAAGTCCGTTGACGACCTTAACCCTGATGCAGCTATCTTAGAAGCATCTACTTTATCAACCGCTGATGATTGGATTGATACAGGCTCTTATGCCCTCAATGCAATTATTAGTGGTTCGATGTATAAAGGAATTCCCGTAGGTCGTATTACAGGATTTTCTGGTCCTTCAATGGCCGGTAAAACTCTTATTATGAATAAGATTATGGCCAATGCCCAGAAGAAAGGGTTTATTGCCGTAATCTGGGATTCAGAAGTTGCCGTTGATAAGAAGGGAGCAGCTGCTGTTGGTATGGATCCTTCAAAGACAAAGTATTATCCGGTTGAGACGATTGAAGATTGTCGTAATCAGATTTGTGCGTTCCTAGATAATGTTATCAAAGCTGATAACCCTGATCTAAAATTTATTGTTTCAATTGACTCGTTAGGTAACTTAGCATCTGCTAAAGAAATCCGAGATACAGCTTCAGGTAAAGATGCCTCAGATGTTGGACAAAGAGCTAAGGCTATCAAGTCGATGATGAGAGTCTTGACCTACAAGGCTGCTAAAGCCCGTGTACCAATTCTTTTCTCAAACCACGTCTACGATTCCATGGAAATGTTCCCAACTCTAGTTAAAACCCAATCCGGAGGAAAAGGACCTATTTACTTGGCTTCTGTGCTAGTTCAATTAAGTACTAAGAACGAAAAGGTTTCCGATAATCCAAATGAAGAATCTATTGCGATCGCTCATAATATTTCAGGCGTTACTCTGGGAGCTCTTACTATTAAAAACAGATTTGTTCCTAATTACCTTAAAACTGAGTTATATCTCAATTTTAAAACAGGACTCGACAAGCATGCTGGCTTATTTGAAATTGCTGAAGCGTTTCAGGTTATTGAAAAACCGGGCCGAACTGTAATGTTTAACGATGAGTCGTTAGGTTATCGCAAAGACTTGGAAAAGAGTCCTGAGTTCTGGGGCAAAATTATGCCTAAGCTTGAAGAAGTTCTTCAAGATAAACTCTGTTACGGTAGTTCAGAGTCGTCAGTTGATATCGAAGAAGAAGTCGATAATATTGATTGATGTCTTCTAAGCTCGATCTTGACTATTACGAGAACATAATCCTCTTTAACTCTTTACTGAGTCAAGAGTATCTCTCGTCGATCATTGAGTACACCGACCCGGAGTACTTTAGTGATAAGAACATTAAGACTATTTTTAAGTCTATTGTTACCTTCTTTAATGAGAGAGGTCTTTGTCCTACGACTACTGAATTAAAAGCGCGTCTAACCTCTGAAGAAGAAAAGAAAGCTTTTAATGAAGTAGCCGTTAAGTTTAAAGAGCTTGATACGAAGTTTAATAAAGAAGAACTTATTAACAACACAGAAAGGTTCTTACAAGAAAGATGCTTATATAAGACTATTGTTGAGACAGCTGAAAAGTATGCTCAGGGTAAAACTGACCCGGCTGAAACTCTTAAAGAGTTTGAAAAAGCTTATAATATAACTCTATCTGAAGATATTGGCTCTTGGTATTTCGAGGATATTGATGAACATATTAAAGAACTTACTAAGATCTATAACCCTATTCCTACTGGATGGAAGTTCTTAGATGAGAGACTTGAAGGGGGTTTATTTCCTAAAACTCTAACTTGTTTAGTGGGACAGGTAAATGTTGGTAAGAGTATCTTTTTAGGCAATTTGGCTACTAACATGGTAATGAAAGGTAAGAATACTTTGCTTATTTCTCTTGAGATGTCTGAGTTTATGTATGCAAAGAGAATTAGTACTCAGCTTACTCAAATACCTCATAATGAGTTAAAGATCTACACTGACGAACTTAAACAGCAAATTAGTCATTTACGTAAACAATTAGATTCAAAACTTGTTGTTAAGGAGTATGCACCTAAGACTATTACTGTTCGTCATATCGATGGTTATATCGGTAAATTAAAACATAAAGGTTTTGTACCTGAAGTAGTAGTTATTGACTATATTAACCTTCTTAAACCCACTTCAAAGAACCTTAACTCTTATGCAGAAGTTAAAGAAATAGCTGAGCAATTGAGGGCTCTTTCGTTTAAATATGGTATACCGTTTGTTACGGCATCACAATTAAATCGTGGAGCATTCAACACAGCATCACCAGGGATGGAAGGCATATCTGAAAGTATTGGCCTTGCTGCCACTTGTGACGTTATTTGCTCTCTTTGGCAGGAGGAAGAAGATAAAGAGCTCGGACTCATACATTTGGGTATGCAAAAAAACCGATTCGGGGTTAACTACGGTCACTGTACCTTTAAAGTTAAATACGAAACACTTACACTTACAGAGGTTAATCCTGATCACTTCGCGCAAGAAAACACACAACAAGCCGTACAAGAGGCTGAGAATACTTTAGCAAAATTAACAGAAGAAAAAAAGGATCCGGAACCTTGATTAATAGTTCAGTATGTAGTAAATACTCTACATACAAATGTTTAACGAAAAAGTCCTTAATGACTTTAATGCTAGAACAAATCCTTTAAGTCAAGTTTGCACCAAAGAGTATATTCTTGGGGTGTTTAAATTTGGATCTTTCCTTTCTATCATTCATAATAAAAGACTAAACCCTGCTGCTATATTTGTATGTATTTTAGAAAACAAAGAAATAAGAGACTTGTTTGTAGAGGTTACTCATTCAGACAGTGTGCACGAAGCCTTACTTGGCCTGTTGCAATTATACCCCCCGCTATTAAAATCGAAAAACACCAAACGGTTGTTTAAGAAATCGATAGCAAAATGACGAATTTAGAACAACGTATTTTTAATAAACATTTAGCAGTATCTAGATCTCTTCGTAATAAACCTTTTAAGCTCCGTCATAACTTTGATAGCTTTGAAGAAGATCCGAAATATATTCATATAAAGCGTCTTGCTATATTCTTTACAAAGTATCCCGACGTAAATATGGATACCTATTTTATAGCACCTTATAAGCTTTATTCTGACGTTCAGTATTTTGATTTATCGTATTTTGCCTCACCAAGAGCTATTAAATCCTATACAATCTATAAGCAGCAATTGCTTCAAGAGTCTCCTGACTCTCAAACACAAGATGTTAAAGACTCTCTAACATTTCTTGTCCGTTATTGTTTACAGAATAATATTCAGCTCCATGATTACATTTATCACAAAGAGAAGAGTATTGAACCGATCTGGACGTATCATATTAAACATAACAAAATTAATCCTTATGTTTTAATGGAGTTTCCGAATATCTTTCATACAATACAAGAAATGCCTAAAGATGAAAGAGAGTTTCTATTAGGACGTTTCGGAACTAATTTTCTCGAATACCGTACTCGATATATGAATTCTAAAGAACTAAGACCTTTTCTTGAAAAGGCTTTTATTCGCCTAAAACTTTTTGTAGATAAAAACTTGAACTCTGCAAAATATCAACCATAATATACACACTATGACATTCACGAAAAATATGTTTAACGAAATTAAGGCCTCTTTGACTGATAAGAAAGATTCTTCTTACAAAGAGATCATGAAATTTGAGCCTGGTAAGACTTACGTTGTCCGTTTGGTACCTAATGTTACCGATCCTAAATCGACGATGTATCATTACTATCATCACTCCTGGAATAGTCTTTGCACTGGCCAGTTTGTTACCACTCTCTGTCCTTCGACTTATGGAGAGCAGTGCCCAATCGATCAGCTCGTTCTTAAGACCTATAATACCGGGTCTGCTGAAGAGAAAGAGAAGATCAAACCTATCACTCGTAAAGAGAACTGGTTTGTTAATGCCTATGTAATTACTGATCCTACTAATGCTGATAACGAAGGTAAAGTAAAGGTTATCCGCTATGGTAAAGAGCTTGCTAAGATTATTAACTCAGCTATTGACGGAGATGATGCTGATGAGTTTGGTGTTAAGATCTTCGACGTTGCAGAAGGCTGTTCCCTTAAGATCAAATGTGAATCCCGTACTGGTATGGGTGGTAGCAGAGCCTTTGTTACTTACTCGGCTTCTAAGTTCACTTCACCTTCTAAGCTTGAAGGTATTGATGCTAAGAAACTTGATGCTATCTATGAAGCAGCTCATGACCTCAGTAAGTTTAATAAACCGAAGACTTATGCTGAACTTCAGCGTATGCTTGATCAGCACTTCTTCTGCATTCAAGATGTTACTAACCTTGATGAAGAAGATGATGAACCGGTTTCTAAGCCTGCTGTCTCTAAGAAAGACGAAGCACTTAATAATATCTTTGCTGGTATTAAAGAGTCTGCTTCAACCACCGAGCCTGCAGTATCAAAGGTAGAGGTTGCTGAAGAAAAGCCCGCTGTCGATGACACTGATGCTAAACTCAAAGAACTCCTAGCTTCACTCTAATTTATGTTAAGAAGTAAAAAGAAACTCCAATACGCTAATCACAATATAATTCATACACCAGAAGAAATAGAAGAATTAGTATCAAAGGGAGCTCAGGCATATGAACAATATTTAGATGCTCTCGGCTTCGACTGGCGCAATGATCCTAATAGTGCCGATACACCTCGTCGTGTTGCTAAGGCGTTTGTTACCGATTTAGCTATGGGCTGCTATTCGGCGCCACCTAAAGTAACAGCCTTCGATAACGTAGATGGTTATGATGGTATGGTTTGTCAGAATAACATTAAAGTCGTTTCGATGTGCTCTCACCACCATGCTCCTTTTATGGGTGTAGCACATGTTGCTTACATTCCTGCGAAGAACGGTAAGGTTATCGGGCTATCAAAACTAAATCGTATTGTAGATTGGTTTGCTCGTAGACCTCAGGTACAAGAAAACCTCACTATGCAGATTCATCAGTATATTGATGCAGTATGTGAAAAAAATAAAGGTGTAGCTGTCTTAATAGAAGCTAATCATACTTGCTGTTCGAACCGCGGCATTAAACATGATAGCACCATGAGAACTGCTAGAATGTCTGGATCTTTCTTAGATGAAAAAGATAATTCAAGGGCTGAGTTTTACAAATTTGTGGAATTCGCTCAAAATAATAAAGGAGCGGTTTCTTAATATGCCTACAATGGAAGAACAACTAGCTACAGCAATTGTGGCTAAAATGGCTGGAATGGAACTTAAAAAAGTTGATGAACATACCATTACACAATCTTCAACAGGCCCTGCAACACGCATTGATCCTAAGTCGTTTCTTCCTGGAGTACAACAACATCAGCAAAGACAGCAAGATTTAATGGTTCAGCAGGCACAAAGAATGGCTGAGCAAATGGCCCCTCTTCCACTTGATCCTATTAATCAGCCTCAGCCTGCAATGCAAACAACATCACAACCTGTTCCGCAAACCTTTACAGGACAAGACCCTAATCAACTCACATTTGATTTTCTAGATGAAGCTACACAGAAAAAGTCACTTAAGCAGCTTGATTTAATTGTTGATTACCTGTATTCTATTAACAACAAATTAGATAAGATTTTAAGTCGTGACAAACATTCTGTCTCTTAATAAAGAATCCTTCGTACAGAAGTTCTTGACGCCTATCAGTAAACTAGCTGATAACGTTTCTATCTCATTCAACGATGATGAGGTGTTTACAACATGTGCGTCTCAAGACGGTTCAATTGTACTCTTAGCTAGTTATAAAACTGACACAGCTGTAAAAGGTATTCCGCGTATTAATCTACCTGATGTTAAAAAGTTTGTTAGACTTCTTGATTGCGTAGATCAAGATAATATTGCTCTTACTATTGAGAACAATCATCTCAAATACACTACACCATCTTTTAAGTTTAATTACTTTTTATTAGAAGATAGTTACATGCAGAGATGTCCGGTTAACCCTGATAAGATTAAACAATTAAAATACGATACAGCTTTTCTTTTACCTAATACAAAGTTTAACGAAGTATTAAAAGGTAGTTCTATCGCTACAGATTCAGATAAGCTTTATTTCTATACAAAAGACGGTAAAGTGTATTGCGAACTCAATGACCTTGAGAGACAAAATATTAATAACATAACCTATCTCGTTGCTGAGAAGTTTGTCGGTGAAGTTATTAAAAATACTTTACCTCTTAACTTAGAGAACATTCGTCTACTAGCAGGCACTAAATGTAATGAATTTACCGTAAAGGTTAACAATGAGCTCAAGGTAACTCTTTTTCAAATTGAAGAAAAAGATATTGATATAAAATTTATTATATCAGCGCTTGTAAAATAACCTCTTGAAGTATAAGTCTTAATATGTCCAATAAATTATCTACATTAGGTTATACGTTAAAAAGATTGCGGGACTCAGGCTACTATGCCCATAAACTTTTTACAGAATATAATGACGCTGATCCTCGTGCATGGACTGTAATAATTGACCCTGGTGTTAGTTCTGTGTTCTGTACTTGTTATGTCAATGAACCCTTCTATGGAGATTCTTATTTTGAATTAACTGATGGAGATCAAAGAATTCCAGGTCGTTTAAAAATTTCTACTTCTTCTTTTGAAGTACTAGTTGAACACTTAGTCAAGTATAATATCAATAATAAAGCGCCTGGGTATAATAAGAAATTTAGTAATACAAATAAATAATAGTAGTATGGCTAGAGAAGATAAAAATAAAAAAAAGCCTACTAAAAAAATCTCTCGTAAAAAGAAAACCGAAACACTCGGTCTTAGCGCGTTAGATAGTGTAGAAGAAAATATTCTTCCTGAAAAACAGCTAGCACAAGTTGAAGAGGTTATTAAGAGTGCCTTTCTTCGCTTTGCGGATGCTGCACAAATGAAGCAACATAAAGTAAAAGATTTAGAACATCTAGATAGTGTAGCTTCAGAGTTTTTAAAAGCATTTATGATTTTAGGTTATGATCTAAATGGTGAAAAAGCATTTATTATGCATGCTACAAATCCACATGATAGAGACGCTCTTGTAGAACATCTTCGTACAACACTCCTAGGAATTATTAATGCACAGAGTTAAATAACT